CTAAGATGAATTGAAATCACAGGATCTTTGGTTATCGATCTTACGTCAATTGCTTTTTCTAAAATTTCATCACGAAATGTAAATTCTTTCAACAAATCATTTCTATAATTTTTAAAATACTTTTCGCTTTGAAAATATCCAATTATATCAGTATGATCGGAAATACCAAATATACCCGCATTATATGTAAATTCTGATTCCTGTGCAGATTGAATTGGTATGATTTGAGAACTGTCTTTTGCTGATAGATTCAAAAAAGCATCATTCAAAGACATATTGTGATATGAATTATCTGATTTGGTTTTATAAGGTATACCAAAATCATATCCTCTGGTTTTTGCTATGGAATATAGAGTTGCATATTGAAACATTTGATTACCAAATCTTCCATAATGTCCCAACAAATTAAAAGTTATCATTCAAATTCACTTTCTCTATTCTCTAAAGCAAAGTCTGTAAGACCCTGCCATTTATTTGCATTTTCTCTATCATTACTTTGATATATTAAAGGTGTAATAGGAGTATACACTTTATAAGAGTTTTGAATGGCAGCAGTACCTAAATCCCATGGTTGTCCTAAATTATACAAACAATGTAAACCAACATTTCTCATATCTCTACGAAAATTTGGTGTTACATAGAGAATTGCATGTGCAGCTAGAACATTAGCAATTCTATAATAGTTGTCATTTATTTTTTTAGTTTTATAAAAACCACTTCCATGTGAAATCCCCAAATATATTCCATCCGAATCATCCGGAATATCTAAAACAGGATTAAAATTTTCTACAAATTCAATATCATCTTCAAGAATTAAAAGAGGAGTTGGATATTGTTCATCTGATAAAATATCAATATGAGATCTACCACAGCCCATAAAATGGGCTATACTTGAATGTGTTCCTGGAGGGGGTTCTATAATTAGACCTGATTTTCTATGAGTATTTTTAAACCCATATCTTTCAAATCTTTCATTCATTATCTTGGCATTTTCAGTTGCTCTGTCAAGATTTATCCAAACTGTAGGAATTTCACGCAGATCAATAATCATTTATGTTCTCACAGTAATTATAGTTTACTATAAAGTATTGTCAAATATATTTATTTGACTTTATCAAAAGGTACTCTATAGTTCTCTTAAAAAGAACTTATAAGAACTTATCTAAAGATGAATCTAGAAGAACTAAAGAACTCTATAACTAAAGATTCTCAAATAGACTCTACAGAATTAGGTATTGAGTCTTTAAAGATACCTCAAATACACTCCAAGTATCTTAATCAACTCACTGATCTAAAATTACTTTTGACGAAGTATCAACACGATTACGCAATTTTAAGGTTGCGTAAATGGAAAATATTTACAGGAAAGGCTTCCGAAGAAGAATTAGGAACTTGGAATGAAGATCCATTTGATCTTGATATATTGAAGACTGATGTAGATAAGTTCATGGACGCAGATCCAAAACTTATTGAATTAAAATCTAAAATTGCTGTTACAGAAATTAAAATTAAAACAATTGAAGAATTTATAAAATCACTTCACAATAGAAATTTTGCAATAAAATCTGCCATTGAATGGCAAAAATTGATGAATGGTATAGTCTAAATATTATGTGGATATTGATGTTGAGTCTCTTGATGAAGTTCGGTACTATATAAAAACCGACAAAGCAATAAAACAAGAGTTGCGGGACTATTTTTCATTTATGGTTCCGGGTGCTCAATATATGCCCATGTTTAAAAAAAGACTTTGGGATGGAAAAATTCGTCTTTATGACATTCTTTCATCTACTTTGCCCCGTGGTCTTAAAATATATCTAGAAAAATTTTGCAAAGATCGTGTTTATACCTTAAATATAAAAGAGAGTAAAAACCCTCTATGTTTAACAGAGGACAAACTTTTACAGTTTTACGAATCACTGAAAGTTTCAGTAAAGAAACAATCAGTGAAAATGCATCAACACCAATTACAGGCCATACTGCATGCCGTGAACAATCACAGATGTGTATTGATATCTCCCACTGGTTCGGGAAAAAGTTTGATAATATACGTCTTGGTGCGTTTTCTTCAATCCGTTTTAAAGCCAGATCGTCGTATTCTTATTCTGGTCCCAACGGTTGGTCTGGTGAATCAGATGGAATCAGACTTTTTTGATTATTCAAAAAATGACAAATTATGGTCTTGTAGTAAATACATTCAAAAAATAATGGCTGGTGCCGAAAAAGATATAACAAAACAAATTGTCGTATCAACATGGCAATCAATATACAAGTTGCCAAAACAATGGTTTGATCAATTTGATGCAGTATTCTTCGATGAATGTCATCAAGCAAAAGCAGAATCAATTAATTTTATTGGTCAAAAACTTGCAAACGCATGGTTTCGGATTGGAACCACTGGAACACTTGATCAAGCACAGGCGCATAGACTGAGTATTGAGGGTATTCTCGGTCCTGCTATTCAGTTTATACAAACAAAGGGGTTGATGAACAAGGGTCTTCTTGCCAAACTTGGGATAGATTGTATTTTGCTTAAATATACAGAAGAGGAAAAGCAATTCTTAAAAAAGTATCGTTATGCCGATGAAATAAAGTGGATTGTAACAAATGACAAGCGAAACGAATTCATCAAAGAACTCGCACTCCGCACCAAAGGGAATACCCTTATCCTCTTTAATTACGTCGAAACACATGGGAAACCACTCGCAACTCTCTTGGAAGCAGCGGGAACGAATCGCAAAATATATCTCATACACGGAAAAACAGATGCGGATGCAAGAGAATATATCCGCAGAATCATTGATACAGAAAAAGACGCCATCTTGGTGGCAAGCTTTGGGACTACTAGTGCTGGCATTAACATTGTCAATCTTGATAATATTATTTTCGCTTCACCTACTAAATCGGTTATAAGACTGTTACAAAGCATAGGTCGTGGTCTGAGAGTTTCAGAAAAAAAGAAAACGTTAAAGGTCTATGATATTGTTGATGATCTTTGTTGGAAGTCACACAAAAACCATGTATACAGACACTTTGAGGAAAGAATAAAAATATACAAAAAAGAAAAATTTGATTATGTGATACATGGGATGTGTTTTACAGACCTTGGAAAAAATAAATAGTAAGGAAGGGAGGACATTTTTATGTCCGATTCACTTCCTGAGAATGATATCTCGGGATCACTTAGAGTTGTTAAACTTTTAACTGGCGAAGAATTAATAGGCTTCGTCAACGAAGTGACCCAGGATAAAATAAGCATTCGTATGCCAGCATTATTAACAAACTATGCAACAAAAACACCAGAGGGTGATTATGTTGAATTTGTAAAGTTAGTCAATTACACATACAATTTAAAAAATGCATTGATGTTTGTGCCTAGACATGCTACCATTTATTGTGGAGAGCCCACAGATGAATTGCAAAAAATGTACGAGGCGTATATAATTTTGATTCAAAACGATCCAAAATTAGCAATGCTTCCTCCCACTGCAGATAGTAATTCACCAGAAAATGCTCTTGCCTTGATGAATGAATTATTTAATAATGAAGAATTTGTGAACTTTGTAAATGATTTGATTGAAACTTTTGAGGGAGAAGTTATTGAGGAAGATGAAGAAATAGATGTAGAATCGTTTATAGAGCCACAACCACAAGAAGAGCCCGTAGATCAACCAAAGAAGAAGAAACGCCGTAAGGTTAAACCAGAGACGAATAAACTACCATACAATCCAGAGAACCCCCCAGAGGATCCTGAAAGTTGGTCTGATAATCCTTTAGATTATCTTTAAAGATTACCATTCCAATCTGGTGGTGATTCTTCACCATCAACCCACAAACTGTAGTATGAATATTTAAAAGTGCAAGTTGCTTTTTGAACCATTGCATCACTACTATCAGCTTGAAACATTAATCCACTTAGTCTAGTTGGAATAATATAATTAAATGTTGCTTTTAGAATTTCACAACTATTTGCAGGGTCATATACATATAAATTTGCAAAATGATGCCAATCTTGATAACCACCTGGGAGATTGTAATTTTGTGTATCTTGAATATTTGTTAAATTTCTTATCCACCCATACAACGATTGCCAGTTACTTAGAGACGAATCAACAATAAATTCTACCGTTAGTGGTTCAAATGATGCAACCAATGTTGGCACTGGGATTGTTACACCCAATGTTGTTGGTTGTGCTTGATCTGGAACTGAAATTCCAGGTAAATTTGCACGCTGACACATAAGTTCCATTTGTTTCGTTCCACGTCCAAAAATTAAACGAAAATAACTGTTGTATAATGGATTTATATTTGTTGTACAACTGGTCATAGTAATATTTATCTATAAACAAAAACCTCCCGATTTCTCGGGAGGTTTTCGAATTTTTACTTTCTTTTACCTATCAGATGGTGTTACCGTGTAGGTTTGTTACCGAGGTTAGGCGGTAGTATTGGTTCAAACCTGCAGTCAATGTTTCACCGTCTGGTTGATTGCCGCTGTTTAGTACGAATGGGTTAGCGACAACTCCATAACGGGTCTTGAATGCGATACGGGGTTGGAAAGTATTGGGATCAACTGCGCGTACCATTTGTAGCGGTACGTATGGGCAGTAGAACAATCCAGCATCGTATGGCGATTCACCCTTATATCCAGCACAGAAGAAGTTGAATCCAACTGGGCTGTAAGGATCGATGTAAACACGAATCTTGCCTGAAAGGACACCAGCGAAGGTGTTTTGAGTATCATCAGCATTGATTTGTGGAGCGATTGCTGGGCTGAGGCTCATGAAACCAGACATGGCTAGAGCAGCAGCTGTATCGCTGTCACAGATGATGAAGTTACCCTTACCACGACGGGTTTCCTTGGCAATGAAGTTGCATTCACGTTCGATTTGGAAGCTGAGGCCACGGAAGCGTTCAGCGGACCAACGACCGTCTGAGTCAACATCAAGATCATAAACACCAGGGGTGGTTAGATCGCGTTGTTGAGAACCAGACTTAGCAACGTAGTAAATGGTCTTGACGATCTCGCGGTTAATTTCAGCAAGAATTTCTGTGCTGAGTAGGTTTGCGAGTTCGGCTTCGGCATCGAGACCGTGAACGGCCTTGAGGTCTTGTGCCAATTCGACTGTATAGTTGCTGCTTAGAGCGCGTGTACGTGCTTGTACTGCAACACGGTCGATTGAGAAGGCCATTTGGTTCCAGTTGGCATAAGGTGCATTCTTACCGATGCCTTCGCCACCTGCGGTCAAAATACCACGGAGGTTTGCAAGTTGAGCAGCGGTTGATGTAACACCCGATCCATAGTTCCAACCAGCAGATAGACCTTGTGATGCTTTGAAGGCACCGAGGGTCCAACCTGAACCACCGTATGAAGGTTGTGGCTCTTGGAACATGGCTTCTACGTAATCAGCGTTGCCATAGGTTGAACCAGGTGTTCCACCGAAGGCATAGTTGGCACGCATTGCGAAGATGAGGCCGGTTGGAGCGGTCATTGGTTGAACGCCGCAAATGTCGTAGGCCATCAAGTTTGGCATGGAACGACGAACCAAGGAAATGAGAACAGGATCATAACCAGACACTCTGTTGGTGTTGGTGTAATCCATGGGCATCCCTAGGTTTGCTGAACCCATGTCTTCTGTTAGATGTTGAGAGCGAATTGCTTGCTCTTGGTTTTCTAGAAGAACGGCGGTGACTTTCTTGCGATAGTCATCTTGAATCTTGGGAAGTGCATCGTGGCCGAGCACTGGATCCCATTTTTCTGTTAAAACGTCATATGGTGTGTTTTCTGCGAATTGCATTTTTAAGTTATCTCCTGTGAGTGAAAATATTTAGTAATTGTAATTTTTAGACTCTTTTGTTTAGTCTACCCAAGGCTCCAACATAATTTTCTACTAATGTTGTTGGATTACCCTTTACGGCTGTGAAAGTTTGCTCAGGCTCAACTGTACGCTTTGGAGCAGAGGCTTTCGGTGAATTTAGATAATTCTCTTTGATTGCTATAAGTTTGTCGCGGTATTCTTCTGGTGAAGCAAAAGAAACGCTTTCCATCAAACCTTGAAGTTTTGCAACTTGTGTATCTGCTAGATCTCTTGTATTTGCTACAAAAATTCCAGCACATTCAGTCAAGTCTACTTCTTTCTTGAGATTGATGTTTGTATTTACAGCCTCATTGAGTTTGTTTTGTAGGTCTCTGTTTTGAGCATAGAGTTCATCAAGAACATTATACTTCTCATTTGGAACATCAATGTAATGATTTTCAAACAGATTCTTTAGACCACTGATAAAGTTTTCAGCAATTTGAGTCTTGATACCTTGTTCAACAGCAACAGCGTTGTCTGTCATCCATTCCTCTACAACGTAATCAAGATAGTCATCAACCTTTTCAACTAAGGTTTCTGTGACTGTTTCTAGATAATCCTTGACATTTGAATCAACGCTTTCAACGATTGTTGCGACTGTCTTTTCAACTCTATCACTTACAGCAGCCTCAAAGATTGCTTCTAGTTGAGAAACCAATTCTTCTGAAGCATTTTCTTCGCCTAGTAGTGAAACTAAAGCAGCACGGAATTGTTCTCTAGCTTGTTCGGCTAGTGCTTCAGCGTTTTCGTCGGCTTCTGTTGATTCTTCAACTTCTGTTGTTTCTTCTTCGCCTTCTTGTTCTTCTTCACCCTCGTCAGACTTTGCTTTGGGTGCAGCGGCCATTTGCATACCTGCCATTGAATTGGGAACAACTGGTGCGGGAACTGGAACGGCAACCGGAGCAACAGCAACTGGAGGAGAGGTCATTACGCCTCGTCCAGTTCCGTCTACGGAACCCTTTCCTGTAGCATCGTAATCACCGAGACCCATTGCTTGGGCAGCGGCTTCTGAAATAGTTCTTTTCTTGTTATTTTTCATAATAAAAGGATCCTTAAATGTAAAATTATTTATATTAAAAAAATATTAGATATTTACGGGGTAGATTTTTTAGAATTAGGTTTGCCCTTTGATAGGATTCCAAGACCACTAGTTCTTAATGGAACCCATGGACTACCAGCCCCTTGAGCAACCAAACCTTCTTGTCCTAGAGCAATTCCTTTTAATTGTTCTCTTACCCAATCTCCACCAGATAATTTAGCCGCCATTGCTAATGGATTTACCATAAAAGGCGTGGCCAAAGCACTAATTTTGCCAGCAACCCCTCCTATTTTTTTTGCCAACCCCATTGCTCTTGATTTTGCTGTTGTTGCTGCACCCGCACCAACAGCCACTCCAAGTAAACCACCGCCACTTAAATCTGTTATAAAATCTCCAACATCATTTAAATCAAATTCTCCGGTGCCTTCTTCTGGGTCTTTGGGACCTCCTTTACCAAAACCACCTTCCATTGCTGGATATTTGTTGTTTTTCTTTTTTCCAAATAAATTATCCCAGGTGGACTCCTTTAAAGTTTCTATTGAATTTAAATCTTTGTTTGATTTATTATTGGTAGTCAAACATTCAATTAAATAATTTTTGGTATTATTTGGAATTTTTAAACTCATGATAATTTTTTGAAATATGATTCAAAAATTTTAACTATGTTTTTATTCAAATCTCTTTTAGATGAATTTTTAATAGCTCTTATTGCCATTTCACGATCTCTCTCAGTCCATAAACCATTTTCAAAAACCCATTCTTTTCCTTCCATGATGCCATTTACAAATGCATTTGGAGCAGATGGATCAGCAACAATATCAATTGCTGCCAACATAAAGTCTTCTTGAACTTCTTGATAACCATTCTTTGGACGTAAAGAGCCCATTCCACGGGTAGAGACACCCAATTGAGCACCTTCGTCAATGAGATTCTTTACAATTTTACCCATTGGGGTATCAAGAACCTTTGCTTTTCCATATACATTTTGACCATCTTCATGAAGTTCTTTGATGATGTGGGACACTCTATCTAAATTAACAGTTGGTCCTGTTGGGTGATTCAATTCTCCCATAGCACGACCTTTTTCAACATACTCTGAAATGTATCTTTTGCATTCTTTTAAAAGGGTATTCTTTGGATATATTCTGCCATTTCTATTTTTAACATCAGATTGCATGAAAACACCTTCGATGAAATAAGTCTTTTCACCGTTGCCGATGTTTTCTTTGATATACTTTACGTCTTCTGTTAATTCAGTTATTAGTTTCATTTTTTACTTCCAAAATAGTTTTAGCTACTTCTTTGTATTTTTCTTCTAATTTTGTTCCAATTTTTGCATAGAGAACCTTTCCTGTGGTTTCTTTGAAAGAAACGGCGTTCTCTTGGATCACATTTTTTAGCATGTCTCTGATATCTTTTTTCATTTTAATCCCTTTATTTTTTCTGCAAACTCAAGGTGTTGTTTAAAGTTTAAAGAATTTTTTAAAACCTCTTGAGCCATTTTTAATCTGTTTGTGCTGTTTAAAGACTCAAATAATTCTTTAATTTCTTTAATTTCTTGTTCTTTAATATTTAGCATCGTCCCATCTTGAAAAATAATTTTACCTTCAGATGCTTCACTCATAAAACGAACAAACTCCAAAAGTTCTTCAGAAGAAGGAGTCATATCTTCTTTGTCAAAAAGTTTTTCACAAACTGTTGACTTGGCTTCTTGAATGCAATCATTTAATTTAATTGCAAGGGTTTGCTCAATGTTTTGCTTGAAATGATCTTCATTTTCAGAAATCATTTCTTTGATTCCATTTGTTAGTAAAATTTTGCTTAAGTTCATTGTTGTCCTTCCTGAGCACCCTGTTCAGCCTGCTGTTGCGCTAACAAAGCCATTTGTTCTGCTTGCATTCTTTGCTTATCAACTTCCATTTCCTTATCCATTTCACGCATTTCACTTTCTGTTTGACGAAGAATGTTTTTGCGAATGAAAGGTGTTGAAAAATATTTTCCGACATATGGATCTACAAATGAAAGCATTTTTAATCTTTCAGCCATTATTTCTGCTTCTTTGAGATCCCAGAAATAATTGTCAGTGTTAAAGACATATTTTATGTCACCTTTAAGTTCTCTCCAATCATCATCAGTCATTACACCTTTTAAGAGTAGTTGAACTCTCAATAGATCTGCAAACAACTTTGCAAAATGATGTCTTAAACGATCAATGAATTTATAAAACTTAACTTCTTCCCGGCTTATTTCTGTACTTCGTCCCATATTAAAACCAGTCGATTCAGAAGTAAGACGGCTAACAGGAACATTAAGAGAATGATATAATTTCTTTTTAAAGTAATCAACGTCTTCAATTTGAGACATGGCTTGACCACCTGGGAGAGTGGTTATTTCGGTTCCTCTTGAACCTTCTCTTCTTGGAAGCCAATAATCCTCAAGAACCGACAAATGATTTCTTTCATCACGAATTTCTCCGGTTGCTTGATTGTAAATTATTCTATTGCGGAAACGACTCATCATGTCCCGCATGTATTGTTCGGCTTTTTGTTTTGGAAGCTGTCCTACATCGACGTAAAACACTCTTCTCTCGGGTGCGCGAGCAACACGGTAAACTAGAAGAGCATCTTCTAGTTGTCTTAACATGTTTAATGGACGTATTGCTTTATGTAGATATCCTAATACTCGTTTTGTGTTTAAATCTACAATACCAGACGGAACATAAACAATGCTGTCAGTTGACAACTGAAGACCACCGGGGCCGGTGACCATAAAAGAATCTTTATCTGTATTTGTGTATAGGTAATATTCTTCAATATCTTTGATGAGAGAAATGGAGTTTCCATCAACTCGTTCCATTTCTTTTTTAATTTTTCTAACCTTTTTTATTTTTAAAGGGTCAACTGGAATGATTTCTTTTATTCCTTCTGTTGGTAAATCTTTATCTATTACAATATTGTAAAAGATTTTTGAGTCGATATACCATCTTCGAAATACTTCATATGATTTATTGTTAAAATCCAATAGATGAATTATTCTTTCAAATTCTCTATAAATTTTATTTTTGATTACATCTGATACTGGAAGACCAGAAAGATCCAATTTTACTGGTTTTCTATCTGTACCTAACACTATAGAAGCATTTACGATTTCATCAATTGCATTATCCACTTCTGGATATATTGACATGTTTCTATATTGTACAACGGACGCACTTTCGTCACGCATATTGGCAGCATAATCCAAAGCTGTTCCAAAAAAACCTCCAGCTTCAACGGTTACGGTTCCATCATAAATTTCAGGAGCAGTAAAGGATTGCAGTGATTTATCTTGTTTTTCCTGCTTGGTGCTCTTTCTTTTGCCAAATTCAAATCCAAATAATTCAATATCCATTTATTTCCTCATATTCTACTTGTAATTCCACTGATTTCGATATAGTCAAAGACAACAACAACAGAAAACATATTCATATTATTGGGTGTCATCATATTTAGAGACAATTGACTGACGCTAGAAGGCCAACAACCATGCATTGTAAATTCTTTTAATACTGTGTTTCCATTTAAATCTAAATGTCTTATTTGCCAGTTTTGTGCTTTATAAGTTTGATTTGATGAAGAAATTTGTTGAGAAACATTTGTTTGATGATTATTTATTTTATTTTGCCATCTTTGAAATGAATTCCAAAGATCATTTGAACCAGTATCGTCTAATACTGTAAACGTCCAAGTTTGATAATCTTTTTCTCCCGGATAATGATATTTTCTTCCAAAAAAATCATATGTCAATGTTCTAGAAACTAGTTGAGGTATAATGGTAGCACGAACATGAAAATTTGTAAATCTACCCCCAGTTGGAAAAACACCACTAATCAAAAATCTATTTGATCTAGTTCCACCAAAAAAGTTTTCTTTGAAATCAATAATGTTGTTTGCCATATTACAATCCGTTTATTTTGATATTATCATATGTTAATTGAACTGTAAAAGAGACAAAATTTACTTCACCCATGTTTAAATTAATTTCACTAACTACGCTAGGCCAACATTTATACAACATAATCCTTCTTATAGGGTTTACACCATTTATATCTAATTGATCAATTTGCCAAGTTGTTTGTAATGTTCTATATCGAAAATCATTTCTTGCAACTTTGTGTGTATAGTGACCATCTAATAATTCTTTCCATTTTTGAAATGCTCTCCACAAATTATTTGTATTTCCATCATCATATACACCAACAGTCCACGGGCTATATGTACGATCTCCTGCAAAATTTATAACTCTTCCCCTATATGGAACTGTTATTGCGTTAATAACGACTGCAGGTAGAGATGCAGATACTATTTTAAAAAATGTTTCTTGATTTCCTATATTTACACCAGTAGGCCATGACGGACGAACTATAAATCTATTAGTTCGCGTTCCTCCATTAAAATTGTCTTTAAAATCGACTATTGAGTTTGGCATTATTGTGTGAATACAACATCAACTACGAATGATTCTGTACCTAAAATTGGTTGAACAATTGCTTTGATTCCCAATATAGAACTATTATTGGTATTGTTTGTTTCATCACATATAATTTGTGTTTTTGTAGTATCAATAAACGGTGCAAATTGATCAAACGCGGATTGAATTTCTGTTACTATTTGATTTCTGATTGTTGGTGTGTTTACTTCAAAAATATATTTTAGTGCTACTATTTCAATAACTTGTGTTATAGCCGATCTTAATTTAGAAGGACCTATTCTATCATTAATAGATATTGATGCAGATTGTGTCGCACCAACCAAATCAGAACCCATAAATTTTGGGTTATAATTTACAAAGAAATTTACTTTATTTGTTCTTAGAGTAGATTTTAATGAATCACTCCAATCAATTGGATTGACTATATTTCCATTTAAAATAGTTGATCGATCAATTCCACCAACAGTAAGATATAATTGATTTAAATTTTTAGTTCTTGTGAAGAATCCACCCACATCACAAACCGCTGGAATTTTATATGTAATTTTTGTGTTGGCTATTAAAGAACTTGTATCTTGATCTGTTATTGTTTTTACACCATATATGTTAAATATTCTATTTGCGACAGTTGTTCCTGACACTAAATTTTGATTTCCAAAAAGTGTGGCAAAATCTGCCATGGTGAATCCATTACCAGTCATACCATCGGTGCTAGCCACGGAGGCATATAAACCAGTTGTATACGATTTATTTATTAACCATTTAGCTATTGATGGATCGTGGTCTTTATCGATTATGATATCTAATTGATTATCTGTGGTCGAAATGTATTGATCAAAACCACCACTTGAACCCACAAGAACAACAGAACCACCATAGGCCATGTAATTTAATGCATAAAGTAATTCATCACCAGCGGGTCTTGTTGCTATACTGGTGCTATTTAATTGTCTAAAAAATCCAAATGTTCCACCAGCACCCGATGCAGAGACCAAACAATGTGTTACTCCTGCTAATTTATTTAAATCACCTATTAATTCTGTAGGTGTTGTATAGCTGATGTATCTATCACTAGTTGTTCCTTTGGCTGGATTGTAGTATGCAGTATTAGATCTTGCATAAATCAACCAACCAAATAAACCACCTGGATCGTTTGAAGTAGCATTATTTTGTCCATTAAATGTAGGAATAGCATATCCTGTTCCTAGTTTCATTCCAGCAATACATACTTCGGCAACACTTTCTCTAGTATAATTTGTTGAATTTACGAAAGAGCTAAGATTTCCTGACATTGTTTGGTCCCTTTATATCAAATATTTATAAAATTATGCAGGATACCAAACAACACCCCCATCAGAAAATGGTTCTTTGTCATCTTCTTCGCTATTCGAAG